GTTAAGAGAACGCATGGTTTTGTCCAGCATGGTAGGAGTGCTGGCCCATCGGGGACACTGTAGTGTGTCACGGATTGGATGCGTGGTAGGGGCATCTGAATTATTCTCTTACGCTGTTGGAAGTGTTATTCCAACAATACGGAATGTTTGTGGTTAAAGGAACGCATCATTTCGTCCAGCACGGTTGAGGAGTGTTGGCATATCGGGGGCATTGTAGTGTGCCACGGATTAGGCGCGAGGTGGGGCGCCTAGCTATTTCTTAATGTTGGCCAGGAACAATACCTGGTAACACCCTATCCCAGGGTGTGCTACGGCAATTTCAAAAGGGAGTGTTGGCATTGGTTTACGGACCATCGAATCAAATCGGATAGACGCCGTGAGGTGGATTTGGTGGTCACGCGTGCCAACACACAGTGGGAAAACGAACTAGATATTCGTCAGGAATTTAGCAAGGGTAAAAACGTCGTTGCTGTCACTATAAAAGAAGTCTTCCGGGCTGTGCGGGCATATCGCAATACCGCGCAGTTGAACTTGCGAGTCCTAATCCAGGTTATTGGATTACCAACAAACAAGACAAAGCCGAGCTACCGGCAGAATTAGCAATTGCCCCAGAAATGGGGCTCGGGGCTGAACGCCCCAGTGAGCCAGGAACTAAATCCTGTGCAAATCTCTTAACCCTAGCTTGGGTTAAGGAACTGTTGGCCAAAAAGAAAAATTGGACCAACGTTAAAATCAACCTTGAGGAGGCTACTAAAGCCTTAACAACGATGATTCCTGGAGTTGCTTTTGCAATTTCCGGAGTTATTGAAGAAGGTTGGTTGGCTGCTGAACAATACGTCTCGCTTAACTTTAAGGGACGTGGAGGGAGGAAGAAAAACAAAAGCGCCAATGCTGGGAAGAAGCAAGGCGCTCAAGTTGGTTCTGAACTCTCCCAAGCGCTAGCTCAAATGCTGCGCTTGAATGAACAGCAGTCCAAACTAGCTAGATCAGCTGGACGCGGAATTGGAAGACGGGTAGGAAGCACCCTGATTCCTGGTATTAGAAGTGGTATCAAAACCTTAACGGGGTTTGGTGACTACTCAGAGAATACCAATTCACTTGTGGTGGGAGGGCATTTGGCCATGCCACCAAGTTTTGGGGAAGGCGGAGTCATTAACATAGACTCTGTGCGTTTCTCACACAAGAATAATTTCGCTTCTTTGGTCGTCCCAACGAATGGGGATTTCTCTGTGCAATCATATTTGGTTCATGGAGGAAATCCTATTCTGTTTCCGATGCTTTATGAGTATTCCAAAATGTACACTAAGGTGGTTTTCGAACAAGTCATAGTGGACTTTCAGTCACATACAAGCCCTTATAGCACAAACGCTGCTATGGGTACTGTAATGCTGGGTTTCGTGTCTAATCCTGCTGCGGCGGATTTTGCCACGGAAGAGGAATTTCTAAATTCATCTGGAACTTGTAGTGGGCGACCGGACAAAAACCTGGTTTACGGGATCGAATGTAAGGATAAGAAGGAATTATACTTGCAGAATGATTCCGTCACTGGAACTAACGCGATTGGTAATTATGCATTGGGCAGAATTCAAGTCGGAAGTTCAGTGGGACCGGGTTATGTGGCTGGTGCTAGTCTAGGAAGAATCAGGGTGGCTTACACGGTGAGATGCTCTGGTGTTCGGCTTTCACAAGCTGTTCCAGGGACCGTAGGGGGACATGCGCTAATGACCATAACAGGAATGAGTCCTGGTATGGATGCTAGTGGCACTACCTTCTACCCTCCTTCCGTAGGAGAGTTGAATGGCACGGGCACAGAGGTTGCCTTTGCCCTTGGCTCAGCTGCGGGAACCACAATTGTTTCAAACAACACGGGGTTTTACACCATCACAGTACCATCAGAGACGATGAGACTGGGTGATAAAATTCGCGTGGAACTGGTTTACAATGGTCAGCTCCTATATGATGATGGAGCTGCTGGCCATGACTTGATCGACACTAGTATCGTAGTGTCTGGTCCGTCAAGTACACCAGGAGGCAATTGGACGGTTGGGGTTACAGGCCAAAACACTTCACAGTATTATGCTGCGGGAACTAAAACAAACAGAGGAATTGCTTATTTCCATTATTTTTATGATGGTAGTAGCAGGGATGATGTTGTGTTAACAGTTAGCGTGCCATTTTATAGAGCATATGGTATCATAGGAACGGGAGACATGCATCTCCGGGTTTCTGTGACAGCACAATAATGCTGAAGCGTTGGGCCGAACGACAGACAAAACTGAACAAATGATAGGACTAAACCTATTCAAAAAGCAAAGCCGACAAATCAAGGCTGTTGTCAGAATAAACTGAAATAAATTATAGGACTAACCCTATTCAAAAAGCAGGCCGATAAATCAAGGCTGTTGTCAGAACCAACTGAACAAATGGGAGCAGATGGAAAACTGGACACAAACCAAGCAGACGGCGAACTGGACACAAACCACATGAGAATGACATGTAACCAAATCATTTCAGCAGACGGACAACTGTACACAAACCAAGCAGATGGAAAACTGGACACAAACCACATGATAATGACATGTAGCCAAATCATTCTCGATAAAGATCACACCAAACTTTACTCCCCGTGACGATGAACACGTAAACAAATCATCATGTTAGAGATCAAAACTCCACAACCCTCTGAGTCGGTAATGACCAGTTGCGCGCATGTTGGCTATAATGCGCGGCGTAAAAGGGAACGCCAGTGCTTAAACGCACACCACTCAATTTGGGTTAGGGACCCATCTTGTATGAGCTTATTTATAAGCATTTCCTACTACAGTCAGTAACAAAATTGTAAAAGTAGCCGGGGCTGAACTTAAGAACGTTCGTCAGTCCCATCCAGCTGGAGTCAATCTAGCTCCACCAGTTAGCACTGGTGGGAAAGGTAATGGAAAACCCCGCAAAGGTAATCCAAAATCTCGCCACTATCCGTCCAAGCCTGCTAAAGGAAAAGGCAAGGGCAAGGGTAAAGGCCAAAAGCCCGGCAACAAGCCGGCAATCAAGCCTGACGCGCCGTCAGCTGATGATAATTTAGGAACAGTCGCTTCCGTTGAGGTCATCACGCCACCAGTCGAGGTGGCAAGTGGGGTTAGCGTAACCTCAAGCTCCGCGGAGCATAAGGAAGCTTCTTCTAGTCCTGAAGAAATTTCTGAAACGTCAGGGTCCGGCGAGACCTGGGCTGCTCCCATAGCAAAGCCAGAGAAAACAGCATTCATGCGAGTTTTTTCCGGCCCTGGGGATCGGGCACACAATATCAAGAACCAAAGTGAACGGGCGTTCACTGAGGAAACACTGGCATTGCGTGTTCCTGAGAGGTTGATTTTGAGTATGGCTGATTTGCCGCCACAGTTTGTGACGGCAAAGGATCAGCTTTATCGAAATCATGTCAATTTTAATTTCTTTAAGGTTGTTGCTCTCGGGTTGTGCGTGTCAGTTGTTACCACTGGTTTTTGTGTGCTCGACCTCCAGCTGCTGTGGGTAGCAGGGGTGTTGGTGGTGTTTGTGTTTTTGCACGCATGGTGGGTATTTAAGGGTTGTGGTCATGTACTGATCACAACAAAGCGAAGGTTTGATCTTCCAGCTGTGTCTTTTGACCAGCGATCAAACATTTCTCGCGGTACCCCCGTGCTTGCAGACGCAGACGCTATCGCCATGGTCACTAGGGTGGAGATGATCAGACTGAGTGTCTGGCCTCGTCTCACCAGATGTATGTGTTCTACTGTTCCAATAGTTGAAGACTACGAAGTGCGTGGCGGAGTCAAGGTTGTTAATTTCAATGCTTCACTTGCTTCCATGAACAATGTTTATGATGGTCTCATCGGCTGTAAGCTGATGTCACTTGACAAACATTGCGCTAGGATTTATGGTGATAGTACAATTAACAACAGCCCAGATAGCTTGGCTATGACAGGAGCGGTCCTGTTAGCTAAGTTGATGTGGGTTGACGCCAACTTGGGTGGTGGTGTTAGACACTCAGGCGGAGTGTTCAATGCCAAACCCGAGTGAGTCCCCCCTCCCGTCCTTCTGGAATGGATAGACCAATATGACGTCCCAGCCACTGACAACCTAGTCGACTTAGTCGGCAAGGAGTTAGTGGCTGAGGCTGAGAAGGTTGGGTTGAAAAGAGATAATACAATCTCCAGAAACCCATTAAAGGTTCTAGAAGGTTACACCCGGCTTAATTCTACTTGCTGTTTTTATTTTAGTAGTTTTGGTCGTGTGTTGGGGAGGGGCCTGGTTAGTGGTGGCGATCCACTGACCAAATTAGTAGCCTGTATGGGAAGGGTCTTGACACGAGACCCATGCCCAGTTCCAGGCGTACCCACCTATATTCATGTCGGAAATATGGTTGCTGAGTGCGTCAAGGAGCAGGTTGCTACCCATGTTCAAGCGTTACCCCGAGGCCATTGCGTTGGCCGCGCCACGCTGTTTAAATTGCTTAAAAACAAGCCCAGATCGTATGTTGAAGCGCTGATTCTTCACATGCACGATTCTGGTTTGGGATGGCAGTCTAAATCTTGGAAAACTAAAGGGTTCTTTGTGAAGAATGAATCCAACATCAAGAAATCACTTGCACGTGCTCGCGGAATTTATCCCATGAGTGAGGTAATGTGTTATTACTTGGCCCCTATTTTAGAGGTTCAAGAAGTAATATATGGTACTACATTCATGAAGAAATTTCAGATTAAGCACCTGTCAAGCAAGCAGATTTACAAGAAGTTGGAGACTATATTTGCGCAGGACCATTTTAGCACTGATTACAGCTCTTTTGAGCGTGGAATCACGGATAAGCTTCGAACGCCGGAAGCCAAGATTGTCTCAGATATCATGAGGCAGCTTGGCTTCCACGCGTCGGCTATCTTTTTCGAGGTTATGATTTTCAAACCACGTAAAATCAAAGACCGGTTTTACAGTTTTAAGCATTTCAGCAGGTGTTCGGGTGACTATTGGACGTCGATGGGGAACGGGATCGTTAACATTTGCATCATTATGGCTGGACATTATGATCGTTATCGTCAAGACTACACGGATGATGAGGAGTGGTTTGCTGCGGCAAAACAACTCGATTTCGTGGTAGAAGGCGATGATGGTATGATACCAGCATGCATAGCAAATCCAACTTTCGTTAATTCATTAGGCATTCCTTTTTCCACCGCCGTAGCAGGGCGTGGTGGGAAGAATGTTGACTTCTTACGAAGGATGTGGACCATGGATGGTTGCGTCCTGAACATTCTCCGTTCAGTAAGAAGCCTGTGGGTCAAAACGGACAAACCAATCAAACTCAGTAAGAGAATGTTTCTCCTAAGAGCGGCTGCTCTTAGTATGCACTACAATGCCCCAGGGCACGTGGTGTTGAGAGACATAGTTGATGTGGTGGGTCGTTTGACAGCAGGTTGTTCAGCATTTAAAGGCTGGGAAAAGTACTTTGACCAACACAACTTCAGGCTTGAAGGAGTGAACGTCGCTGCGAAATTCCCAGTGGTCGAACCCAATTATCACACAGACTACCTGTTGGCTGATAGTGAGGTGCCTAGCATCCCACCTATCAGCTTGTATGATCAGGAAGCTTTGTCTGTTGATATTCAGCGTTTCAGTGGTAGTTCCATTGAGACGCTTGGGATCTTCAAGATGTATGATGAGTTCGAAGAGATGGAATTGTCGGATGAATATTTCCAGCCACGCAGGATAGTGGGTCGCATGACCAATCCTGGCGTGAAACAGCTGTACGATTTTTTAATCGATCCAGCTGGTGGATATTTCACGTTGTAAATACGACGATCAACCAACCCAGACGCCTTAGCCGGTCTGCCTCGTGAGAAGTGGCAGTGTCTGTATCAGTGTCTACCATTATAAAACAACTAGTTAGCGTGAGTGTGATCCTCACGCGTTTAACGACCGTGTCGTTTGGTTTTAGTGGCGGGTGCATGTTGAGGATTGGAGCCCTCAATGTGTACATCGCTTCAACAACGTCGAGCCTATAGGAGTAGTGACCCTGGGTTGAGGAGAGTACCCTCTTACGACCTCTTGTTACTGAATCATTGACATGAGAACAAGCAATTGTGAAGGAATAACCGATAAAATACTGGGCCTGATCAATTGCTTCCCTGCGTGGATTCTCATAGGTGTTATTACTGGGGAGCATGTTAAGTACAGCAAATACTTTGATTGTTCCCTGCGTGATGGGTTGAAAAACATGGTAGTGGGCGTGAGGCCCACCCACCTCCCCCCTGTCCTGGGGGACTGACGAATTGACGTCAG